CGATGTTCGCCACCAGCGCCGGCACCACGCCTGTGGCGATGCCGGGGCAGGGAAGCGCGGTGTCGGTGGGGCTGATGCTGGATAAGAGTCAGGGGTTTGCTCAAGGGCCACAACTTGTTACCAACGGAACGTTTGACACGGGCATTTCCGGTTGGGCTATTGGTGCCGGCTACACAGCCGCAACAATAGCTTGGGATGGCGCTGGCGGCGCAATTTTGACCTGCAACTCCGCATCGCCGGCTTACGGCGCCATGCGAATTCCAAGTTTCTTGCCGCTTGTTGCTGGAAAAAAATACCTAGTAACCGCCACTGTCAGGTCCATGACTTGCCAATATGTTGCCGTTGGTATGTCTTCAAGCACGGCAGTTGAAAATTCAGACTTTGGCAACTCTGGCAACCAATCAACTCCACAAACGCTTTCTTTCATTAGTTCACCAACGCTTAGCCAAGGTGTTATTTACGTCACTGTTTACGGAACCACCGGACAAACTGCCGTCTTTGACGATATATCTGTAAGAGAAATTTCCGCAAATTACGCCATCGCCATCAACGACAGCACCGCTCGGCCCGAATTGCGGGCGCGGGTGAATTTGTTGGTGGCCACGGCCACGCTGTCCACGCAGAGCGTCACGACGCAAGCCACCAGCTACACGTTGCGCTTTGCCGGCACCGGTAGCATCACGCTCAGCGGCACGGCCACGGGCACGTACAGCGCCGGTACGCACACCATCACATGCACTGCCGGCACACTGACGCTGACGGTGAGCGGTACGGTCACGACTGCTGATCTGCGGCCCGCAAACTCTGGGGCACTGCTGCCGGCCTATCAGGCCGTGACAGACGCCAACACCTACGACACCGCCGGCTTCCCGCTGTACCTGCGGTTTGACGGCATTGACGATGGCCTTTATACCCCTGCTAACCTTAATTTGACTGCCACCGACAAAGTCGGGGTGTTTGCGGGGGTGAGGAAGTTGGCAACGACCCTTGGGTTTTTTGCTGAACTGAGCGCCAGCACAAGCGCAAATAATGGTTCTTTTTATGTAATAGCAAATAACGGAACAAACGACTATGGCGTTTCGTTGCGAGGTACGGCCCAGGCAACTTACCAACCCGCAACATACACTGCGCCAATAAGCAATGTGTTAGCGGTTTCGTATGACATTGCTGGCGCTGCTATTTCAGATGAAATTGTGCCTCGCGTAAATGGCGTTGTAGAGCAAGACAACCCAACTGGTGCAAATGCAGGTACAGGCAACTTCGGCACCTACCCGCTCTACATCGGTTCTCGCAACAACAGCAGCCTGTGGCTAAATGGGCAAATTTACGGTTTGGTGGTCGTCGGCAGCGCAGTCAGCGCGGGCAACATCAGCGCCACGGAAAGCTGGATGGCCCAAAAAACCGGGATAGTAATTCCATGATCTACCCCATCGACAACGGCTACACAATCTCGTCGTACAAGTCGTGGCTTCCGGGCGTTTACGAGTCTGAACGTGCCGCGAGGAATGCCTTCAAGCTGCGCGACGAAGTGTTGCAAGGCCTGATGGACGCCGCCAATGCGCGTGCTGGCGGCAGCGGCGGCACGATCACCGAGGCGGATGTGCGCGGCGCGTTGCGGGACAAACGGAAGGGGCTGCAGTGAGCGACGTTTTCAGAACCATGATTTTGGGGGCCGAAGATGTCATTCTTGGCCGCGCCATCGCCAACATGTTCGCCGGCAGCGATCAGCACATGTGGCAAACCGGCCTCAGCGCAGACGGGCGCAGCCCGGCGACACACTACATCAGCACCGGCTACGTGCCCGAGGGCTATCAAGTGATGGCGCCGTGGCAGATCTGGGAGCAAGACCCGGAGACGGGCCAGTGGAAGCTGGTGGACTCCTACCCCGGGCGCCCCGACATCGTGTACGGCGCCTGCCAGCAGGCCCAGCCCCCGGTGGAATGCACCCTGCAGGACATCGAGGGCCTGTTCAGCCGAGCCGACATCACGCCGCAAGACCCGTGGGTGGCGATGGGCAGGCTCGGCCTGCAGATGGTGCAGCAGCCGCAGCCGCAGCCGCAGGAAATCGACCCTGACGGCGAGAACCCCTCGTTCTGACGGCAGCATCATGGCAAAGACCCCCGCATGGCAGCGCAAGGAAGGCCAGAACCCGAACGGCGGCCTCAACGCCAAGGGACGCGCCTCGGCCAAAAAGCAGGGCATGAACCTCAAGCCGCCGCAGCCGGAAGGCGGTCCGCGTCGTGACTCGTTCTGCGCCCGCATGAAGGGCATGAAGGAAAAGTTGACCAGCGCCAAGACGGCAAACGATCCGAACTCACGGATCAACAAAAGCCTGCGGGCTTGGAACTGCTAATGAGCATCATTGACTATAAGCCGCCGCCGACTATTCGGGAGTTCATCAAGGACTACATCCCCGGAAAGCTGTTCTATGACTGGATCGTAGGGCCAGTCGGCTCAGGTAAGACGACGGGCCTGTTTTTCAAACTGGTGTACTTGGCCGGGCTGCAGAAGCCCGGGCCCGACGGCATACGCAGGACGCGCGCCGTGGTTGTCCGTAACACGCTGCCGCAGCTGCGCGACACGACGATCACCTCATGGAACTATTGGTTCAAGGATGGCGAAGCCGGCACGTGGAAGGCCACGGAAAACAAGTTCATACTCCGTTTCGGAGATGTCGAGTGTGAGGTTTTGTTCCGCCCCCTCGACACAGCAGATGACGTTGCGCGTGTGCTTTCGCTCGAGGTCACGTTCGCTCTTATCGATGAGTTCGTTCAGATTCCGCGCGCCATCATCGACGCGCTTTCTGCTCGTCTGGGCCGTTATCCGTCAAAGAAAGACGGTGGCGCTACTAACTTCGGGATGTTCGGCTCCTCCAACCCTGACACCGAGGATTGCTGGTGGTACGACTACCTCCACAACGAAGCGGCGGTTCGGCAGTTTCATGCGGGCGACACGCCGGAGAGCATCGTAGCCTACCGCAAGTTGAAGGGCCTGTCGCCGGTCAACGCCACCTATTTCGTCCAGCCTTCCGGTCTTTCAGACGAGGCCGAAAACCTCGAAAACCTGCCCCCCAGCTATTATGACAGCGCCATTCAGGGTAAGTCTGAGGCGTGGATCAAGCAGTTCGTAGAGGCTGAGTGGGGTTTTAGCGCCGCCGGGAAAGCCGTCGTGCCAACCTTTAAGCCGGAGATTCATGTCCCGCATAAGCCCCCTCTTTTTAATCCTCAACTGCCTCTGGTTTTTGGCTTCGATCCCGGCCTTGCCGGAACCGCTGCCGTCTTCGGCCAGCAGGATCTGTCCGGAAGACTGCTCGTTCTCGGTGAGCTCACCACTTCCGGCTATGGCACCCAGCGATTTATCGAAGAACTTCTTCGTCCCTACATTCGTCGGCGTTTCCCTGACGCCCGACCAGACAACATCATCTGCGCCCCCGACCCGGCGGCATCGAACAGGGCACAAACGGACGAGAGGGCGGTAGTCGATGTCATTCGCCGTTACTTTCCAGTCAAGTCCGAGACCAATAACCGGCTCCCCCTTAGACTGGACGCCATTGAGCATTTTACGACGCGCCTTGTCGATACGGGTCCTGCGCTCCTCGTATCCGCCGGCGACTGTCCTGAGACTGTTCGCGCGCTCAAGGGCGGTTGGCGCTACGCGATGGACGTCAAGAAAGAGATCATGAAGGGGGCTGAGCCAGAGAAAAACCCCTACTCACATGTTGGTGACGCCTTCGGTTATCTATGCCGTTACTTTCATCGCCAAAGTGAGCGTGAATTGCGCTATTCTTCGATAGCGCGTAAACCTTTTGTGCCGCCGCGGTTTACTTCGGCCGGCTACCACTTCCGATAGTCGAGGCCCCCGATGGTTGATGCGACCCACTTTGCGACCGCCGAGGCTGAACTCTCACCCCCGGACACGTTGGTTGCAAATCCTGAGACGGCCCCCGTCTCGGCGATTGACTCCGATGCGCTGCGCATGGTGGGCATGAAGCTCAACCAGCTGTTCCTGTCCTACGTCTCTGATCGGCGTATTCAAGAGCTGAAGTGGACTCGCAACCTGCGCCAGTATCTGGGCNNGTACGATCCCGAGCTTGAGAAAGAGCTGGCTCCGAACCGCTCCAAGGCTTATCCGCGCGTCACACGTGCAAAGGTCATCTCGATTGTCTCGAGAGTCATGAACCTGATGTTTCCGGGGGATGAGCGTAACTGGGCTCTGAACGCGAGCCCGTCGCCGGACATGAGCCCGGAAGATGTCCAGCAGGCCATCGCCAAGGCGATGCAGAAGGCGCAGGAGGAGGGTCTCGCGCCTGTCCTCGACGAAGAGACCATTGAGTACGCCGTGCAGGCGCTGGCGGATGAGCGTGCTGATAAGCTGTCTGAGCTGATCGAGGATCAGCTTCAGGAGCTCGGCGGCGACCAAACGCTCGACTACGTGCATCTGGTTCGTAAAGTTGTGTTTTCGGGCGTGCTCTACGGGCTGGGGGTGCTGGCGGGACCGTTTGCTCGACCGACGACTAAGACTAAGTGGGAGATCGACCCGTTCTCGGGGATGCCGATGCCCATGCAGGTCGTCCAGTATAAGCCGATGTACGAGTTTCTGCCGGTCTGGGATTTCTATCCGGATCTGTCGGCTAAGACGCTCCAGAACATGGACGGCTATTTCAAGCGGCTGGTCATGTCGCGCGGGCAGGTTCGTAAACTGGCTGACCGCCCGGATTTCATGGGCGATCAGATCCGCGAATATCTGAATCGCACGCCGCGGGGCAACTATAAGCCGCAGCCGTTTGAGACCGAGCTTCGCGCCATGGGCGTCAAGGTCAACGTCAACGAGCAGAAGGCTGAGACGGCCAAGTACGAAGTCATCATCTGGAATGGCACCCTGTCGGGCCAGTATCTGTCGATGTGTGGCGTCGATGTGGACCCTGAGCGCCACGCCGATGATCTCGACGCAGAGATCTGGATGATCGACGGCAACATCATTAAGGCGGATCTGAACCCGTGGCGGAAAATCGGTGTGGACGTCAAGACGATCCACCCCTTTGTCTTTGATGAGGACGACACCAGCCCTATCGGCAACGGACTGCCGAATGTCATGCGCGATAGCCAGATGTCCATCGCCGCGGCGACTCGCATGCTGCTGGACAACGCCTCAGTGGTCTGTGGCCCGAATCTCGAGCTCAACACCGACCTGCTGAGAATGGACCAAGATCTTACGAGCGCGTCGGCTTACAAGATTTGGTACCGCGAGGGCATGGGCGCAGATGCGGCGCAGCCCGCGGTGCGCAATCTGACCATCGACAGCCACATCGATGAGCTGCTCAAGATGGTCGACCTGTTCATGAAGTTCGCCGACATGGAGACCTTCGTGGGCCCGGCGACGGGCGGAGACATGGAGCGCGGCCGGATGCCGTC